GGCAGATGTCGCCTTGAAGAACAAGATCTTCTGGAACTCGCTGCGTTGTCTTATTGTTAATACAAATAAGAAACGCCAGATGGCAGAGGTCTTTTCTAATTGTCCTGAGGCAGTATTAAGGAGGTATAATCTCTTTATTACTGTCACATTAAACCCAGATTTCGTGGATCCGGAGACTGGTGGACCTGACGGTGAGAAAATGTCAAAGTCTAAGTGTCCAAACGCGTGGCTCTTTACAGGAGAACGTGTGAAACTGATCCGTAATCCCATTGAGAATGGGGAACTAAAAGATTCCTATGAGTTTGTTACTCTTTTTGAAAATAAGCCCATATCGTATCTTTTAACATACTGCAATCGTGATGCTCGAAATTATTTTGCTGTTCAGAAACAATTTGTGAAGAATATGGAATGTTTCGATAGTATTACTCTATGCGAGCATGGTATGCCCGAAGAGGATTGCCCCTTGTGTTTTGAAGCGCAGGAGCATAACTATGAGGAACATGTTGCGTTTAGGGAACGTACTGGTCACGATTGTGCGTATGGTCAACCCGATCATCACCGTACTATTGGTATAAATGGTGGTTGTTGGGGTGGAGAGTGTGCTCTATTCAAAGATGGCTGGGGCACACAAATGGACTGGGTCCCGTATGGACTCGGTGAGCAATTCGCATTTGACGCGAGTTACTTGGATGGAGCTGCCACTTTCGGAGAGCTTCACAATCTTCATAATATTGATATCGGTTTTAAAGCCACTGCAGCTGAGATTTGCGCTGAATCTAAAGGCAAACTGAGTGCGTGGTATAAAAACATGTGTCAATCTAGATTGGTATCGTTTCTGGATGAGCATCGATCAGCCTTAATGGCTGGTGCAATTGGGATTGCAGGAATCGTTGGCGCTATGTATCTTTTCAAGAATTTATCGAAAACGTACAATGCCATGAATCTCGTCACCCAACAGAATAATGACGATACCCCTCCAATACAAAAGGAGGATGGAGATGGGACGGCTGTCCCAACAATGAAGACGACTGATAAAAATGGTGTGTGGAAGAAATTTAATCCACCCCATATTGTCAAGACGTCTGCAAACAAAACTACCACGGTGAAGGATATGTGTGACAAAGTGAGTAAGCTTCAGTCATTTGTATCAGTGGAGTATGTTGGAGAGGTTGCTAAAGCTAAGTCTTTCAGTAACATCTTCCCATTGAAGTCAAACATATGGCTTGTGAATTCTCACATGCTTTCTAGTAATGACCCGATGATTTTCACCGTACGGCAACACTCAGTAGATGAGGTTGGTAACGGTAGGAATTTTGTTTGTAATGTTGATGATTCGTGTTTCGAGCGAATCAAAGGCACAGACTTTGCTGTCGTACGCCTCCAGAGTGGAGGTGATGTGCCAAATATGCTTAAACATTTTATGGAAAATGAAAGCATTAATATGACAGCTCCCCTTTATGCACACACGTTTTATCGTGATGATAAAGGAGTGGTAACACAACATCATGTCACATATACTAAAAATGTAGACATTGATTTTGTGGGCGATACTGCCGATGGATCGCAACGTGTACAGTATCCTGGACTTATGTATGATTACAAGGAACCTACGAAACGAGGCCTTTGTATGATGACGCATGTCCTCGATCAGCGTGTACCTACACTCGGTATGTTTCACTGTGCTGGGAAAACTGGTGAAACATGTTCTATTGCGGGTATTGTCTCCCAACATCAGATTGAGGAGGCAATTACTGCACTTTCAATGAAAG